GGAAACCACATTTGTATGTTTGTACGCTAAAAGATGAAACTCGTCCTATTGAGAAAGTAAAACTTGGGAAAACCCGAGTTTTTACAGTTCCACAAATGGACTATGTTTTAGCAGTGCGAATGTACTTTGGTGGTTTTGCAGTGAATGTTATGGAGAATCGCATATTGAATCGATCTTTGGTGGGGATTAATATGTATTCATTGGAATCAAACTATTTTGCTAAACGCCTTAAAAAACATCCAAATATATTAACTGGTGATTTTTCTAATTGGGATGGATCTATTAGAGCAGATATAGCGAATAAGTTGTTGTTATTTATTAATTCTGAGTATGATCGAAACAAAATGTTATCTCTTTCTGAAAAGAAAGAAAATAATTTGATTCGTGAAGTACTATTTCAAGATTTGATAAATGCAATGACTTTAGTTGGAGCAAGAGCTTATCTGCTTACTCATAGTTTACCATCTGGACACCCGTTGACGGCTATTGTCAACACTCTTTATAATATTTTTCGAAGCTTTCTTGAATATCATTTGATTTTACTGTCAAAATTTAAAAAGACAGTGAAATTAACTGATGCTTGGGAAAGCTTTGTTGAATTTATGGATAGTGTTGACGTTTCTGATGTTGTATTGTTGATGGACATTCGCAAATACCTTGATAATGTAGAAGGAGGTTTTTATGGAGACGATTTGGTTTTGTCTGTATCAGACAAATTTAAATCGTTTTATAATTATCGAGTTTTACAGAGAGTGAATTTGCTAATGGGACATTTTTATACGACGTCAGAAAAGAAAGAAATAATTGATCGTGATTTTGACCAGTTTGATTCAGCTAATATCTTGAAAAGATATTTTAAGTGGGATAAAGATTATATGCGATTTATCGCGCCACTTGAATTGTCTGTTGTTCTGGAAATACCCAATTGGGTAAAGAAAGGACATGATATTGTTGAACAAACTGTACTGAATATAGAAGTTGCTGCTAGGGAGTTGACGCTTCATGATGAAAAAGTTTATGAAGATTTTGTAGAAGACTATTCAAATATTCTAGCT